GTTGAAGAACAACTTACTACAACTTTATCTGGAACTCGCGTTTGTTTTTCAATAGAATCTAATAATTCAAATAATTTATTTATGTGATTTTTATAACATGGTATAGCAACTCCAATTTTCATATATTATTTACATAAAATATATTATTTAAATAATAATTCAATTTATTATATTATAGTTGAATAGTAGTAGTCATTATTAAAAATTATTTCAGATTTAATAGATCTACTCATTTTAGCGGGACAAACACATTCAGCTTCTGCTGCCTTTGCTATTGTATTCCAGGTGTTTAATACTTCTTTTGTTTTTATATCTATTTTATAAACTTTTTTGCCGGTTGATGATATAAATTTGGGTTTGTATTCTGTTTGTTTTAATGATATACCATAATAACCCTCATTATTCCCTTCATCTGTCCAAACTGTTGCTTTAAGTGCATATGGTGATGAATTTAAGTATTCTTTAATTTCTTTCATATCATTATCTGATATTTCTTTATCAACTGAAATTTTCCATTTTTTATATTCTCTCAGTAATACAGAGTTAAGAATTTTTCCGCAATCTGAAAATTGACATACTTGAAATATAAATGTTTCAACTGGTGAATATATTTGTGATTTTTTATATTCAATAGACTTTAATTTTATACCTAGATATCCATGACTTCCTTGAATACGTTTTGGTTTGAATCTTGTATCCATATAATTTTTTAATGCATGAAAAACTTCTTTCGTAGGTTTAACTTGACTCCATAAACGATAACGACCTTCAATGTTTACAGATAAATCTTCTACATCTGGTCTTACAATACAACTAGTATTTACAAATTCATTGAATTTTTTATGTAACTCGTCTTCCGGTAATAACACATTTTGAAAAACTGATTGATTTTCATTTACAACTGATTCAATAGTTTTTTGATTACTTTCTAATTTTTCTTTAAAATAATTAATTTCAATCATATTTTTTTCTAATAGAACAATACTAGATTGTAATTGTTCTTTTAAATTTTTATTTTCATTTTGTAATTCATAATTTTCTTTCATTACTCTATTAAAATTATCTATACTATATATTTTGGAATGAATAATATCTTTTATATGTTTGTTTAATTTTTCAATAGTAAAATTAGTTGAATCATAAGCTATAATTTCTGTTTTGTTTTTTCCATTTACTTCTATTATACGAATTTGTCTTTTAATTTTTGGATATGTTTTTATCAAATTTTCTATTTCTACTTTATTTTGAACACGAAATGCATTTACTAAAATAAAATTTGTATATTTTTTTCTATGGTCTAATATTCTTGTTGCCAAATCATTTGTATGTCCAAATTTTATTAATTTCTCTCCTAATTCATTTGTGTTATCAATAGTGCCAAAGTAAATGCATTCTGTATTTAATGGAAATTGAACTATAATAGTTTCTTCTACTGCCTTTTGTTTTTCTTTTTTTGTAGTTTGTAATAATATTTGTTTTTCTTGTTCTGTTGATTGTTTTATTTCTAAAATAATATTATCTTTTTGCTCCAATTGAAGTTTTAATTCATTTGTTTCTTCTTCTACAATTTCATGTAATGTTTCTTCAAGTTTCATATAATATTCATGAATTTCTGATGCCTTTTTTGTTTGTGCTTTTAAACATAATGATTTAAAACATTTAATTGTTAATAATATTGTTTGCTTATTTTGTCCTCCATTTTGTTTATCAGGTATTTCTAAAACCGCTTTGCCAAATTGTAAAGCGGTTTTATAATCTATATCTAAATTAAAATTTTTTTCTAAAACTCTAATAGCACTTACTTTTTGAGTAAATCCTAACCATTTCCAAATATCATCTAAATCAACTATAAAATCAATATTTTTATCATAATTTAAATAGCAATAAAAGCTACTAATAAATAATTGTTGTTCAAAACCAGTAAATTTTTCTTTAATTTTATTCAAAAATTTATTATTATATGTATTAGAAAGCTTTGTAATAGGGTTCTTTTCAATAAGTTCAACTATATTTAACTCTTGCATCTTATTATACTATTTATTATAAGATACTCTTTAAATAGTTATATGCGCTTTCATAATTAAAAGCGGTTTTTATAAAATCAACTTTCTTATCCTAAAGCAAAGCACTTTTTTCTACCACTTATTTGCCTTTTTGACACTGATTTTTGGTCCAGCGCCGCGTTTTTTCTGTTTATTTGGGTCAAATTGTTCTTCTTCATCTTCATCCTTAAGACTTTTGGATAATTCCCAGAATTCTTTAGACCCTAATCTGAAGTCGCCGTGGTTTTCAGCCTTATACCAGAACACCTGGTCATGTAATTTGTTGGATTTTGAGTTATTATTTATTACCAAGCACTCATAATTTTCGGTACATTGGTCCATCACCTGACAAAAGCTCTCAAATGTTGGGAACATGCCGGCATAGTTTTCATAGATTCGTTTTCTATTTGCAATATAATTCTCTCTTAAAATAAAAACGTAATCTATATTGGTGCGGAGAGTTGGTGGTATTCCAAGCGGATATTGCATTGTAATTACCAACATTATCTTCCAATGTCTCCCATTCATGAACAAAAGTCGCATCATCTTATCACGCGCCCATGTGTTATCATACAAACAATCATCTAATATAACAAATGCACGTGGATCAATATTGCTCCGTTTATATGTTTCCATTTCTTTTTTAATTTGCTTCAACACAGTTCGCTGACGCTTCAAAATATTTTCAATAATAGCAGTATTATATTCATTATGTATGAAAAGTTTTGGTACCATTTTTCCGTAAAAACCATTACCTTCTTCTGTACCTGATATAACAGTACCAATAGGAATATCTTGTTGATAATAAAGTAGATCGCGCACCAAGAAAGACTTACCTGTATCACGCTTACCAATTAATACAACAACAGGACCTTTATTTTCATTGGGTTTAAAGCTAATATTCTTCATATCAAACTTTTTAAGTTCCAAGGTCATATTATAAGGTGTAGAAATTATAATTTATTTCTTTTTACGCAAATACATAAAAAGATAAAAAACAAATAACCTAAATATATATTTCAAATGAATAATAAGTTAAAAACCATAATAATTTATATATTATTTAGCTAAAAGAATGATAAATGTCAATTATCAAAAAAGAAAGAATAATGAACTTTTTAAAAGTTTAGAAGATCCTAATTTACTTTTTATAAAAAATACACAAAATTATATTCCTATTTATAATAGATTTTTTTCATTAAATGATACTAACTATAATGGAATTAACTTTAACAATAAATTTTATATTTCAAATATAAATAAAAAATTAGATGATAATTTACATCTTTACAATTGTAGAGTTAATAATATTACAAACAATAATGTCAAGGATCGTGATATGTTTTTTAAACTAGCTCCATTATTGGATCCATACAAATATTTAGTCGGAAAATATAACATAAATGATGAACGTCTATTTACATTACCCAAACTAGACTCATCAGAAAAAGATTGCAATATAAAATTTATTGACCAAAATAATTCAGCTTATGTTGATGGTCTTTTTTTATACTTAACTAGTCAGTTAACACATACTAAATATTTTCCTCATGGAGTTGATTATTATGGATCATTTTTAGGAATTAAACATAATTTTAAATTAAATGTATATGATGATATTGATTATTTAAAAAATTCAGAATTTTTCAACAAGAATAAAAATATTTTATTTAAAATAGATGAATTTGAACATTTATTTCCTAATAAAGAAGAAAAACTGAAACCAATTCAAATTAATCATAATATTAGTGCTAAATCACAACTATCTGTACAGAGTATAGATAATCATTTTTTTGAAGATGTATTTGAAGATAAATTAGTAAACTTGAATGACTTAAAAAATATGTCCATAGATTTAGTAGAAGTAACAAATTCTCAAATTTTAGAACATAAAGAGTTAAATAACGGTCATGTTACATTAAAATCTACTTCTACATGTTCTTCTAGATCATCTCATACTGATAATGAAGATAGCAATAATTCTAGTGAAGAAGAAAAAGAAGAAAAAGACAAAGATGATGACGAAGATGACGAAGATGACGATGAAGATGACGACGATGACGACGATGAAGATGACGATGAAGATGACGACGATGACGAAGAAGAAATTATAAATGCGACAATACCTAAATTTCCAATTCAAGTAATTTGTATGGAATATTGTGAAAATACATTTGATGAGTTAATTTTAAATAATGATTTATCACATGAAGAGTGGTATTCAGCATTAATGCAAATAATTATGATTTTGATTACATATCAAAAAGCATTCAATTTTACACATAATGATTTACATACAAACAATGTTATGTATAATACAACAGATATAAAATTTATTTACTATTGTTATAAGAAAAAATACTATAAAGTTCCAACATATGGACGTATTTTTAAAATAATTGATTTCGGAAGAAGTATTTATAAATTTGACGGTAAATTATTTTGCAGTGATAGTTTTCAAGCAGGTGGTGATGCAGCTACTCAGTATAATACAGAACCATATTTAAATGAAAAAAAACCACGTTTAGAACCAAATTATAGTTTTGACTTGTGTCGTTTAGCTTGTTCTATATTTGATTACATTATAGAAGATTTTGAAGAAGTGAATGATTTAAGTAAATGTAAAGACCCTATTAAGCGATTAATTGTAGAATGGTGTTTAGATGATAAAGGAATTAATATGTTGTATAAAAATAATGGTACAGATAGATATCCAGATTTCAAGTTATATAAAATGATTGCAAGATGTGTCCATAATCACACACCACAAGCACAATTAGAGCGTCAAGAATTTAAAAAATTCTTGCATAATGGCACTATAAAGGGTGAATGTATAAATATTGATGAAATTCCTGTATGTGTATAAAATATATACACATCATTTATTAAAGAATATGTTTAATTTTCTTGCTATATTTTATTTATATTATATAGGATGAATTCATTTGGTTTTATTATCACCAGGCACGTCAACTCAGAAAAAACAAATAGATATTGGAATCATTCAGTAAAACTTTTAATAACATATTATCCTCATAAAAAAATTATTATTATTGATGATAATAGTAATCAAGAGTTTGTAAAGAATGACTTTGACTATAAAAATATTGAAATAGTGCAATCAGAATTTCCAGGTCGTGGTGAACTATTACCTTATTATTATCTTATTAAAAATAATTATTTTGATAATGCAGTTATTATACATGATAGTGTATTTTTTCATAAGCGAATTAATTTTGAGTTATTAAAAAATATTCAAGTAATTCCATTATGGTTCTTTTATTCTGATAAAGAAAATATAGAAAATACAATAAGAATATGTAGTGTACTTAAAAATAGTTATCAGTTAATTCAAAATTTAAATAATGATACATTAAATATGATGCCAAAACAAAATTGGTATGGTTGTTTTGGTGTACAATCTTATATAAATCGTAATTTTTTATTAGGATTAGAAAATAAATATAATATTACAAATATGATATTTAAAGTTAAAAATAGATTGGATAGATGTTGCTTGGAAAGAATAATGGGTTGCATTTTTTATACAGAAAATCAAAAAATATCTCAACAAAAATCTCTTTTAGGTGACATAATGAAATATCATGTATGGGGTTATAATTTTGAAAAATATGAATCTAGCTTAAAAAAAGGTACTATACCAAAATATATTGTGAAAGTATGGACTGGACGATAAAATATAAATCTAAAAATCAGGATTTCCAGTAAATACTTGAGGTGCAGAACCACCATAATGCATAATAGGATTTATTTGTATTAATAAATAATGACCTGCAATCACACTAAAATAAACAATAAGAGTATCCCTTATTAATAGTTTAAGTGGTTTGCTATCTTTTTCTATAAATCTCATCTCCAAAAATTTTGCAATTAAAAATATAATAGAAATTACTGCTGAATTAATAAATATATTACTCATTTAATATATTTATTAATTATTCTTATTATTTTTATACGAATAAAATAGTTACACATACAAAAAAGAAATTTAAATTTATAAAATATTTTAATCTAAAATCTCAATATCATCTATTAATAAATCTGGCAACAAATCAATGGAAGGTTCTTCAATATTATGAACATCTAATGGATCTAAACTAAAAGATTGTTCAGAAATAGTTAGTTTTACATTATCGTCTTCCTCTTCTTCCATTTTTCTTTGTTGATTTCGTATTTGGCTAATTTGTTCTAAAGTATTTATATCTTTTGGTGCACTAATAGTCGTTACATTACCATCCGAGGTTTTAACCAAATCTAAATCATTAAAACTTAATCGTGTATTATCTGAAGACATAGATACTACTTCTTGCTTTACATCATTTGATGAACCAGGTAAAGATACAACATTTAACTGTTCTGTAACTGGTTGTTTAATTGGTTCATGCATGATTTCTTCTTTAATCTCCTCTACCACATCTTCTTCAATAGTTTCATCCATATATGCTTTTAAAATTGCTTCTACAGGAATACTTTCACGTAAAGTATTTAAAATACATTCTTGTACAATTATTTCTAATTCTCTATGATTTTTTTGTACTTGTAAAGGAGGTAATCCAATTTCAAATAAATATACATTTTTATATACTTTTCTAGCAACATTTACATATGTTTTGTGAATGAAATCATCTAACTTTGGTATGTTAATATCAATCTTCTTTTGTTTTTGTCCAACACGCATAGCAGTCAAAACTTTTAATTGAATTATATGAACACATGTCACCAAATCTTCTAAATAATTACAGCCTGATTTTTCACAAATACGTTTTCTCTCATTCTCAATAATTTGAGAATTCCATTTTGGAATACGTGAAATTAAGTTCTGAAAAGTCATTAAATATTTGTCATTTTCATTGTTTTCCTTACAAAGTTTAAACGATTCTTCTAAAATGGATTTATATCCATCAATAATTAAGGGTGTCAAAAGAGTTACTAAACGAGATCCCCATTCATTTTTAGATTCATGAAGTGCGCTTACATTAAAGTCGTCCATATTTACTAAATTATATGTTTAAAAAAATCATTTTTAAACTTATTTTTTATTAATATTTATCACTCACAAAAATTTATCCATTTTCCGTTTACTCTTTTTTGTGAATAACTACAATTTTTGCTATCTCCATTACTCATTTTAACACCACAGTTTTTTGGACCATCTGAGTTACAACCATTGGAAAAAGTATAATTATCAATCTCCGATTGACTAGCAACGCCTTCAATAATATTTGAACGAATAATATAATTATAAGTAATGTAAAAAATGAATACAAAAATAATTGCATGTACAAATGCGACAACATATTTATTACCTTTTGAAGGAAGTGTTACAAGAATAGATGGTGACAATAGAAAAAATAATAAACCTAAATATATTAAAACACTAGGACTCATAATTATAATATATATATATATATATATATATTTATTTCAAAAAATTACATAAAACTAATATTTTCTAAAGATAACTCTGTGTTTGTAAAAATAAAATTCAATATAAAAAGAATTAATAATTTCTCGTTACGAAATTCTTTTCTTACTTTATGAAAGCATAATAACATCTCATATCGTTTTTCAGTAGATATTTTATTTTCCAAAAATTTTTTGTTTTCTA